CATCTTTTAATTTTGGCAATAAACCTGTCAACGCCGCCATGGCAAACTGATCCCGCAGGGTAGGGCGCGTGTCAATTTGACGCTCCAACTCTGCCTTTTCAATTTCCAAATCATTTATGCGCTTCTTAACCATTCCAATCATATTTATACTCCTCTTTTAATTTCGGCGCACCGTGCAACATGATGTGCCACAAAAACCCCAACACGGGCCATACAAAAGCCGTGCCAATAATCATTGCCAGCCAAGCTAGGCAGTATTCTTCATAATTAAATCTCATTGCATTCTTCCAATACTTTTTTAGCGGTGTTGTAGCCGGAGTCGGCATACATCCGCAGTGCGTCTCTCATTTTGCTGTAATTGTTTAACATACCACATTTGTCAGCAATTAGGTATTTAAGACCTTGACGCGCCAGATGCACTAATTCTTCTTGGCTGCATTCAAATTCAATTGTTGCGCCGCCATTTTCATGTTCTTCTATATTTAATACATTCATTTTTTGTTCCTATGTCCGTAATCTTTGCCGTAAAGCCCATGATTAAATGCCGGGCGTGTTGTTTTTAAATACTCCATTTCACGCGCCTCACGCTTACGGATCTCATCCCATTTCTCTAGCGTTAGTCTGGCTTCTTGCCGCCTCGCATGATATGCAAGCGTTATAAGTGGAATACCGAGTGGATGTGTCATGCCATCATCAACCTTTGATACTCTGTGTTATGTTGTAGCCAGTTATCCCAGTATTTAATGTCTTTGGCATTCATTGGGCCATATTGCTCCAACTTGCTCAAATGTTTTTTTAACATATCTTCTGGCATTTCCGCGACAGTCACACCGTTTTCTTTGTAATATTTAAGCAAATTTTCTTTCTGTTCCCTTGTGACATCATCTGGCCGCCATGCCGCCACCGAAACTTTTTCCTGCACAATCAACTTGAAGTCCACAAAATTGGTTCCGTCCTTATTAAACCAATAATTAAACCGACCGAGAAATGCCATTTCTACATGGCCGCCATTGTTATTCATTTCGCGGTATACAGCACAAGGCGTGTCGCGTAGGGGGGATGATTTATCCAGTGGAGCATATAACACCTCAAAGAATGGCTTTGGATGCTCTATGGTTTTCAGTGCCACTCCATCCGCATTCTTATGGGCTATGGCAGGCAGAGTTGACGCAGCCAGTACTGACCCCGCTCCAAGCAAAAGTTGACGTTTGTTAATCATTTTATTTTTCCTTTCATTGGCTCCGGTAACGGCTGCCAAACAGCGTCCATTTCTTGCAAGTCTAAATGCGCCACGTCTAAATATCTTCCGCCATTATAAATTCCGAGAGTAATGGACCACTCTTCATTTTCTTCATAAAAATATTGGCCTTCTTTCCAGTAATAAGAAATTAAAACCAATTTATCTTTTGGCGCGGTTTCAATTGGTTGCCAGTTCATTTCTTTTTTCTCTTTTTTGCTTTTTCTTTTACTACACGAGATTTTGTAGCCCGGTACTCTGCAATTTCATCTTCTTCTGCTTTTTTCATTTCTTTATAAAAATTATCTGGCACGGTATTGCCGTCCTTGTAATCTTGCACCTTGTATAGTTCATCCGTGCCATAGGTTAATATGCTCAAATAAATCCGCGCTTCCTTGACAAGACTGTCGTCAGGGCGGTCACAATCAGCCAAAGCATTACACAAACGCTCAATCATTTCTGTTGCACGTTTTAATGATGCTTTATTTTGCCCAAGGTCTTTGGCAAGTTCACCGTTGCGCCTTAACAGTTTATAGTTTTTATTAAGCAACAATTCTGTTTCTGTTGCCTGCATCCATTCAAAGCCGTCATATGGTTTATATTCACTCATGTCATTTTACCTTTATAAAAATTTGCCATTACCCGATTTCTACTCGCCACGGAATCCAAACCTAGCACTGGTTAACCAAGCTAGGCACTGGAGTGCAACCCAGTGGTCGGGGGACAGAGCGGCCCTTGACTTGTTTATAACACAGTGTATAACCACCTTGCAAGTGGGATAATAAAAATATTTATTTATCCACAGTGACGCAACGGAGCCTAGTGAAAATGAAACACTCTGATGAATACCTGCTTAATTTTATTAAAGTATTCAATTCATGCAAAAACGTATCAGCAACAGCAAGGCACTTAAATATACCCCGAACAACAGCCCAAACGCAGATGAAGGCGGCAAAGATAAGATACCCCGGGCTTCTTATTGACTTAAAAGAAGTTCCTAAACACCACGGCAATAACAGAATAATTTATATGGACGCGCCAGCCACTTGGACTGTGCCGCAATTTTACAACCCAGAAACACCAATCAGGACTGTTATCATTGGTGGTGACGCGCACTTTTGGCCCGGCGAACCACCTATTATGTGGAAAGCCTTTTGCAAGATTGCCAAAAAACTTAAACCAGATGCCATAGTGTTAAACGGTGACATACTGGATGGAGCGCGTGTGTCACGCCATGGCAAATTCTTTGGTGCCAAAGCTCCTAGTGTGTCAGAAGAACTTGAGATGGCACACAAGTGCCTCAAGATGTTACCCAACGCGCCAGAACAGATTTGGACAATGGGCAACCATGATATACGCTTTGACAATTACCTTGCCAACAACGCATCCGAGTTGGAAGAATACACCGGCTCCATTAAAGACCGTTTCCCAAATTGGAAATTTTGTTGGGCTACCGTCATTAACAATGTGGAGATACGTCACCGGTTTAGGGGCGGCATTCACACTGGCTGGAACAACGCTTTGCATTCAGGTGTCAGCATTGTGACCAACCACACCCACCAGCTTCAGATTACCGCAGTCCGCAACCGTAACGGCTCCCATTACGGCGTTGAGACCGGAATGCTAGGTGACCCGCTTTCTCCAGCTTTTGAGTATACCGAGGGCGCACCGACCCGTGTTTGCCCCGGGTTTGTGGTTTTGTCATTTGACGAGGATGGTTTTCTCATGCCACCGGAATTGGCAGAAATGGTGCGGGGCAGACCCACATTTAGGGGGGAGTATGTCTTTTAAAAGTCATACTCTGTAGGTAAAACATTCCTGTCCACCCCCTTTGACAGGAGTCTGTTATGTCCACCACAGTTATTGGTACGCTTTTGCTTCATTATGATGAGGAAACAGGTGATGAATTTGTTACCGTATCTTATGATGCCGACTTTATGGAATATGATGTTTATGCGCGTCTCTACTACGTTGACCGCGCCGTTGACGAGCTTCTCCTGTCCACAGACTTCATTGACGCTGACGAAGACGACTGTGAAGAAGAAGTTGACGAGGATGAAGATTATGAGGAAGATGAGGATGAAGAAGAAGCGTAATAGCTTCTGATTCGGGTACTACCTTTCAAGATAAACTTAAACCCCCGGATTGCACTTCGGGGGTTTCTTTTTGGCGCGGTTGTTACATGTAACATTTAAACTTCAGGCGTTTCCCTGCTAAAAAACATTGAGCTCATTTCTTCCACCAATTTACATGCAGCCGTATACGTTTCATATTCTGCTTCAGTAATTTCAATGACTTGTAATCCTTGAATTTTCAGTTTCCTTGTATACCATTCATCCGTTTCTGGCGTTAATTCTGCCATTGGATACCATTCATCCGCGCCAAGAATTGCTTTCATTTTTCTTTACCCCAACCCATTATTTCAGACACAAGAATAAACACCCAAAGAACAACAAAGAAGTGCCCGACAACCGTGCCATCTATCATTCTTCCTCTCCCAGCTCTTTATAAACAATTTCAAAGCTGAAATGGTCTTTACCTTCACTGCATCTTACAAAGTTAATGTTCTCAGGCAAATAATATTGCATCATTTTATTTTCTTCCCGCAGCCGTTCAATTTCGTCAGCGGCATCTTCATGCAGTTCATGAGTGCTTTCTTCGGGCGACCAACGCCGCAACCGTTCAACAATGTCCATCATCTTCCTCCTCTGGACCGAGCCGTTTCACAATAGCTTGTGCCATAGTTAACCGCCCATCTTGTCGGCCTAGAAAATAAGCCTCAGTGATAGCTTTCTCTGTCAAACCATGTTCTTCAATAAAATAAGCTGGCACATTGTCTTGCGCCTTCTTCAGTTTTGGGCTTATAAACCACGCTTTGACGCATATTTGCCGTAAGTCGCGTTTTAACCATTTGATTTGCATTTGTGCTTTTTCTAAATCTGTTGCGCCAACCATTGGCTATCTCCATTGTTAATATTAGTGGCTTGTATGGTTTCACCGTCAATGTGAAACACCCCTATTGGGGACACTGGCAAAAACCGGAACCATACCTTGTAGTGCCATCAGCAAGAAAGCATGACAACTTCCTTACTGTCTCACTTGCCCGTTGCCACCTCGGATGCAGGGGAAATCCTCTACCAGTGCTACAAAAATCATTATACATATATTAACCCCACTTGCAAGGGGGATATTATTGTTGGGCTTCACGCGTTTTGGCCCAAATGTCTGGCATTACGACCCCAATCCATGGTCAACACGGTGGTAGGTATCCAAATCACAACAACGCTGGTGGAGGATTTCACGCTATGACCCCCCACGTCTGGCATTACGACTTGGAGGAAGGTTGTTAACCCACTCCCAGTATCCAGATCATATCTTTGGTGAGGACCGCACGTCTTTGGCACCCTCTGTCTGGCATTAGTCGGAACGACTCGGGTTATGAACGAGTAGCCAGATCATTTAGTTCAGCCCAGTATCGTCAATGTGCTGGGCGATGCCCTGCATCACGACCATCTCACGCAAAACGTGAGCGGTATCAGGGTCATGCAGGAACCTCACGCATTGGTCCCCATATTCTGGCATCACGACGACCGGGTAATTCCCACTCGTAACCAGATGCCGCATATAAGCACATACTGATCCTACTTGCAAGGGGGTATAGTTCACAAAAACTTAAAAATTTTTCCGGGGTATATGGGACCTAAAACAGGAATTAAAAACAACCGAGCCAAGGGAATATATGGGGCAAAAGGGACCCGTGAGCTAAGTGCTTGATAATTCAAAACAATCTTAAACTTTGCCGGTATACCACTGGCACGGCTGTCAGGAGCATGGCAAATGTTTCACATGAAACACCCTACATATACAGGAATACACACCAGCCCATAGACAATACACACCAGTCAAACCCCATATACACACCAGCCTAGGGAAAGGGGACCCATGTTTAGATTCTGAACAAAAATTGAAAATTGTGCAGATTTTGAAAGAGGGCATTAGGGACCCGAACCCGCCCCGGCCTTCTATTAGCGTGGCATGGGGGATGGCACGGAAAGGGTACCTTAAACGAATCCCGAAACGCGGGAAAAACAAATTATGCAAAGCGCGTAATTTGTCATGGTATACCACAATCCCATATCACGGGACGCTGGCGTACCATGTGCCACGGTCTCATTGCATGGGACAGGCTTCACTTGCAAGGGGGTTCAAGTATGGCACGCCATGGCACGTCACCCATTGCAGACTAACATGTTACCAAAAGAACAAAGCGGGAACAAAAGGAGTCCGTTTGGAGAACATTGTTTTTTAGGTATCAAGGGTGCGGACATGTCATTGCGGGGCTTGGCGGGCCGTTTTTGTGGCATCTAGGGCCATGACAAAGATTGTCATGTCAAACGTCTGTGGCATTGTCACGCGCTTGCAATAGCAAAGCCCTTAGCTTGTCCCGACTGTCTGGGTCCATGTCACGCGCATTAACAGACAGTGTGTTAACTGTCACAGTCGCATTGTCCCCCAGAATAGGCTTGTCAGCGTATTTCCCTGACAGCTTGCTTGCCATGCGGAAGCGTGTGTCTATCCTTAGTCTGTCACGCTGGACCGCTGTGTTGTTCAGCATTATTTCCCCAGTCTGTGGGTCCGTGATAATGTCCCGCGAGTCGTTGTCAGCTATGGCAAGCGCGTCCATGAACAGCATTGTCGCAAGCCCCCCACATGCGCGAGCGTATTTTTCCGCAAAAGAAGGGGATCTTTCCATAAAATAATATAGCACGCTGGGGTTAGGCATGTGGTCCAGTGCACAGATAGCGGACAGAGACTGTCCCGCTGTTAACCTGTCCAGAATCTCTGTCTGGACTTCTTCTGTCATGACTGTGGGTCTTCCGCGCTTTGCTTTGTATACTTCCACATTGTCAGCGGCTTTTTTCCTTATTTCCCCCCAGACTTTGGACTCTTCTTCCGCTTGTGCTTTGTTCCGTTCATCCCGCGCCAGTGCTTTTTCTTCCGCGCTTAGTTTATTTTGCTTCCGTCCAGCCATGACAAGCCCCCTTTAATCCTTCTTTTACTATATACCACAAGGGGTTAGGCTTTAAAACATGACAATTTGACACGCTGTCCGCTTCTGTGCCATAAACAAGCGGGGCGCAATAGTCCCGATTCATTATCTCAAAACATAGGATATACCATAATGACAAGCTATTCCTTCACAGCCGAACAGCGGTCCGACTTCCGCAAAGCCCTGACAAGCGCCCCAGCATGGGACTTATACAGGACGGTTAACAATGTCACAGCTTCCGCTATGTCTGTGGAAGACATGCTAAAAGCCGCGCATGAATTGGGCATAGACCCAGCGGACTATGGGACAAGTAAAGAAGCAAAGCCCCGCCCTTATGACCCAGACTTCTGTGCTTCCCTCAATAGGCGCTTTAATGAAATCCCGCTCTGGGCGATGTCATATGAGGATATGAACAAAGCCGCTGGGATTCTCATGACTTGTAAAGACAAGCAAGACTCCCGCATGACGGAAGCGCAATTCAATAGAGTCCGCGCCATTGTGGAAGCTGGGGAAGCAAAGCGGGACTCTGGTAAAGTCCCAAGCCCAGCCCCCGCGCCAGTCGTGACAGACAAAAAAGACCCAGCACAGCTTTTGGCGGACTTAGCTGAAGCACTGGGACAAGGGAAACAAGGGGGACTAACAGAGACTCAAGTCATAAACCTTATTGACAAGTACGCGCCCCGCGCTTCCACAGTAACTATAGACTTGCGGACCCATGAAGCGCCCCGCTTTAAAGAAGGGGTCTTGCTTCACCATAAAGCGCCTTTGTTAGTTTCCGCTGTGTCAGCGGGAGTCAATGTCATGCTAGTAGGACCAGCGGGAAGCGGGAAGACCACAGCGGCGGACCAGACAGCGGAAGCGCTGGGGGTTCCGTTTTATTTTACTGGCGCAATTGACAGCCCCTATAAACTGACAGGGTTCATAGACGCACAAGGGCGCACAGTGCGGACCCCATTCCGTGAAGCCTATGAAAATGGCGGAGTCTTTTTATTTGACGAGATGGACGCTTCCAGCCCAGCCGCTGTTCTGTCTTTTAATGCGGCTTTAAGCAATGGCCACATGGACTTTTCAGACGGAGTCGTGAAACGCAATCGGTCCTTCTATGCTATTGCGGCTTGTAATACTTTCGGAGGCGGGGCTTCCCGCCAGTATGTGGGACGCACACAGCAAGACAGCGCGGCTTTGGACCGTTATGCGACTCTCACATGGGACTATGATCTCGCACTGGAAGCCGCGCTTATAGGGCTGGACGCGCCAGATAATGCCCCAAAGCCCCCCAGCATAAAGCCCAGAAGCCTAGGGGAGATTCAGACTTTTGCAAAGCGCTGGCTGGACACTGTGACAGAAGCGCGGAAGTCCATTGAGTCAAACGGGATTCGCCACATTGTCAGCCCCCGCGCTTCTGTCATGGGGGTCCGCTTATTCAGTGCTGGCTGGGACGTGAAGGACATTAAAGAAGCGGTCTTGTTTAAAGGGCTGGACGCTGACTCCCGCCAGAAAATAAGCGCTTAAGGGGGCTGTCATGTCAAAATATATCACAAAACATTACGACTCCCTTGGCGCGGCTTTGTCTGTGGCGGAAGGGGAAGCGGGTTCAGCATGGGGGACCGCAAAACGCGCTTCCCGTAATGAAGACTCCGACTTCTCTGGAGTCGGGTCTATTGCGGAAGCGGTCCAGCTTGCGCGTCATGGCTGGGAACAGGGGCGCAAGTCTATGGTCCAGAGTCTTGAGTCCTTAGCGGCTTCCCCTTCCCTTGTCAGGGGTCCAGCTTATTCTCTGGACGTTGCTGGGGCTTATCCTGTCCCAGCACTTGCGGCTTCTGGTGATCCCCTGTCTATGGTCTGTCCAGCCCCTATGTCTGAACGGGTCCGCCCCATAGTGCGGCTTGCTGTGTCTTGTGCTGTGTCATGGCGCTATGAAGCAAAAGAGATTCGCGCTTATGGCGCTGGACTTCTGGGAATCATAGACGCACTGGAGTCCGCTGACTTCCGCTGTGAAATAACAGGGGGCTTTTATTTCCGTAATGGGGAAGAAAAAGCGCTGTTCACCATTAAGCTAAAAGAAGCACAAGACCCGCTGGACTTAGACCGACTCGCGTTTTGTCTGTGTCATGCGGCTTTTTTAAGAAGAATCGGATTCGGAATCATGGAGTCTTGTCTGGACGGGTCCCGCTGGGCTGGGGGTTATGGGACTCCCAGAGTCCCAGATAAAACAGAGATGGAAGACTTTATAAAGCTGGCTGGACCCCAGCAATTTAAGCAAGGGGGTCCAGAATTAAGGAATCCCTTGTCCGCTTTTAAAGCTATGGTCCCCATAATATCAGAACAGCTTGCGGACCGCTTTGCGGACTTCCCGCCCTTACAGCTTGTGGGGGCATAAAGCCCCCCCTTCTTCCCCTTCCCTTGTGGCGCACCAACAAGACCCGCTTGCGGTCTTGTTCATGGGGCACAAGTCCCCCCCCGCAATAGCGGGTTATGGGTCCGCAATAGGACCACAACAAAGGAGTCTTGCTTATGCTATATCCTGACAGCCAGAAGCCCCGCTTTCCGCTGGGGCAGATTCTTATAACCCCAGAAGCTGACAATGCGCTGGGCGGTCTTCCAAATGCTTTTGACTTGCTGTTCCGTCATATGGCGGGAGACTGGGGCGCATTGTGTGCGGAAGACTGGGAGTCTAATGAACAAGCCCTAATCCACGGGGCGCGGCTTTTGTCGGCTTATAATATATCCGAAGGGTTCACTGTATGGGTCATCACGGAAGCGGACAGGTCCGCCACGACTATCTTGACGCCTTCCGAATATTGACCACAAGGCCCCGCCCTTCATTGGCGCGGGGCTTTTTCACGGCCTTTTAATCTCTGGTATCTGGTATACCAAGAATCCCCTTAAATATTTATCCACAGGAGTCCGACACAATGAGACGCGCAAATAAAAATTATAATTTTACAAAAATTTTTTGTAATTTGACACGCGGTGACACGCGCCCGCACCATGGAAAAAATTACGGGAAATTATTTCCGAATTTTCAAAACCATTTGGTAAAATCATTTGGTATTTTAGAAAACGGAAATACAAAATTAACCTTGCCAAAACCAGCCGCCAAAATATCAGTTGACGCATGACAGATTGTCATGTTAAATGTGATTCATGAAATACCAATACCAACCAATAGGAAGTGCTAAAATGAAACCATACTTTTACATAACCGAGGTCACCTTTGAAAACGGTGACGAAACAACCTACTTTTCTCACGACATTTCCGATGTTGTATTTATGCTGGGCAAATGGCTGAATCAGCGTGTTGTGTCATGGAAAATTATCAGGATTAGTAACGCCAATGGTTCACAAGAAACCATTTTAGCTGCTGATATGGGAGAAGCACAATGAAAACCGTTTGGAATGTTATCAGTGAAGTTGAAATAATGGATCACCCTACTGTCCAATCATTTACCAATGAAAAAGATGCCTTGATCTGTGTTCAAGAGATTTATGCCGAGTATTGTTTTGAGCATGAAATTGACGCGGGTGAATCAGCAAACCTTAAACAGGAAAACATAGCTGGAAGCACTTTGTTCATTTTATCGGGTGGCCGGTGGGATGAATGGGTTTATGTCACGGAAACTGAAATCACACCGCCAACAGTTGGCGCGGCTATTCTCCTAACTGATAAGGATATTTGACATGAAAAAGGTCTACAGAGTTACAGCAACCCGAGTTTACAGTGTGGAAGTTATTGCCATAGACGGTGATGATGCACTCCAGATTGCCGAGCAGTTACCAGACAATGACTGGGATGAGGGCAATCTTAACATAGAAGAAGTTGAACTTATTACCGATGACACAACAGGGTATTTTGGAGAAGAATAATGCAGGATATGCCAGTAGACTTGTCTTCATTCTTGAACAGCATGTTTAAAAACCAAGAGGTTGTCATGACACAACCTGTGGCACGGGAACCTTCCGTGTCATTTACTAAAGACCAAGATGGTGTTTGGACTTTATCCCATAACGGCACAACCCTTGGCTGGGTAAACCGTGTTACCTATGATGCAAAATACCGCGCCATGTCTGCGGTGACTAACAGCATGGAAACCTTCTACAGTTTAGAAAATGCCCGTAATTATCTTTATGAACAATCACACTAAGGAGAAATATCATGAATGTTACCGAAGAACTTGAAAATTCAGAAAAAATCCGCAACCAGCTTATTGAAGTGCTAGAAGGCACTGATACCAAACAAGGGCTTTTAGCTTTGGTTTTTGTCATGGCACAAACCATTGTTGCCACAACACATGCGAAAGACCTTAAA